ACTAATAAGGGCTTTAATTCTAAATAGTTTTTTACCAAATACTATTTTTGTATCATTTGTCAATTCAAATTTTTTCATTATGTAAACTCCACTCCTTCCATTGTTCTTTATTTTTAACTTCATCAAAATCAGCATTGTTAAATGTCATATCAAATGTTTCTAATTCTTCACACGTTTTATCAAGCGCCTTATTCAGCTCCTCATTCAATTCACACTTCATTTCATTATCATCAGATAATGCTTTATTTTCACGTTTTAGCAACGCTATTTCCTCTTGCGCCTGTCTATATGCATCTTTGAATGTTTCCAGCTGTTGACGCACCCCATGAAGGAATGTATCAATCATTTCTTTATCCGCAGCGTTGCACTTTGAATAAATCTTGTCATTGTATATGAATTTTTCAATATCAGCTAGCATTATTTATCCCTCCTATTACCGGCTGTTTTATTCACCTTTTTCATATTCAACCTCTAATTTAAGTGGGTATATTTCCATACAGTCGCATATACCCCTTAGCTTACAATCTTTTTTGCAACCCATTCTCCCGTTTTCCAGTTCTTCCGTCATATAGTTAGAACTGCAATACATTTGAATTGTAGTAATAGATTGATAAACCCTTATATCATCTGTTTTAATCATCACTCACTCCTCTTCAAACAACCCTAATTTTTCAAGGGTGTATGCCTTATTTTCTTCCATACCTCTGTACATAGTGCCTTTTTCAAAATTAGGAAAATCAAGCTCAATATCATTTATAATTTCAATGTGTATAAACTCTTTTTTTGTTCCATAATCTTCTTTATCAACATACGCAACTCTATCCTTGAACGGTCTTAACACATTTTCAAGATAACGCTTTTCGGATTTATCTAGGATTGGCTGTTCAATTTCAAGTTCGCCTTTTAATAAAAGCGACAGCTTTCTAGTACATTCAAAATTCTCGCAATCAATCAACCCATCTTCTGTAATTTTATGTAGGTTATATGTTGAACATTTAATCTTAAAAGGTGCTCCCATTTCAACACCTAGTAATTCAGCTACGTCTTTCATTTTATTTTCTGCCATAATTTATTTCTCCTTTACATATCAATTTCGCTATCAAGCCATTTTTCTTTACATCTAAAACACATTTCTCTATTTCCATTTTCTATTGCTTTACCATGACACAACGCTCTTTCATCGCCACAAAAATATGGACAAGCGATATTGTAATAAATTGTTGCTTCATAGGCTGCACCACTATCATCAATGAAGTCTGCATCTGTTAGTTGTTCAATTAAATATTGCCTATTGGTTATTTCCATTATTCATCACTCCAATCTAACGCTTTTCCGCAATAATGACAGTAGTTTAAGTCATTTATTATATTCTTGTTTGCAACAACCACTTTGCAGTTAGGGCAATAACTTGCACCTTCAATATTTTTTTCTACTTTCTTCGGTGCAGCCTTATCGACTAGTTCCTTTAATATATCTAAATATTCATGTGCTTCTTCTGCCGTATCTGTACATAAACAACATAAACTTGCTTTTTCAAACGCATCTTGATACTTGTTCATTTCAATATCCTCCTAAAATGGCAAATCATCACTGGCGATATCTAAAGTATCACTACTCGCAAAATCATTGGAATAAGATGGTGTGGTACCTGCTCCCGGTTCATAAGTTGGCTCATAACTGTTTTGAGGAACATAAGTATTTGTGCTTACATTTGCACTTACGCTGTCCTTCGGCTCCAAGAATTGAACATTATCCACAACTACCTCGGTTACATATACACGCTTACCGCTTCTATCATCATAGCTGCGCGTTTGTATGCGTCCCTCAACACCAATCAGTGAGCCTTTTTTAGTATATTTATGTAATACATCTGCTACTCCCTGCCATGCTTGACAGTTGATGAAATCAGCATCCGGCTGCCCTTCTTTTTTGATGCGTCGATTAACTGCTAAGGTAAATGCAACAACGCTTACTCCTGACGCTGTCTTACGAAGTACCGGATCCTTTGTAATCCTACCGACTAATACTACTCTGTTTATCATGTTTGACCTCCCAGCTTATAAGATATCCTTCAATTTATATCTGGTTGAAATTAACAAATCATACGGAAATTTATTTGATGAAAGATATTCGAAATATTTAATTGTTTCTTTAAATGACTTGATATTATCTACATGTGAATGTGTATATTGTGTAAATATGATATTTTCTAATGCCTTCACATAATCATTATTTACAATACTTCTCGGTGCTGATCCGATACAAATTCTATTTTCTGTCAACATATTAGGCATTGGATATTTAAATAATTCGGTTTCTTTGCCCTCATACTCTTTATACGAATATGCTTCAATATTTTTTATTTTTCCATCTACATAATCAATGAAATAAATCGAATTCGGAAATAGGATATTGTAGGCTTTATTTTGATAAGTAACAATACGCTTATGCTCCTGCTGATTAATCACTACACATTTATCATTGAAAGCGATATACTGATCATCTAAAAAAATTAACTTTTGGCGTTTGTTATCTGTGGCAATTGGCTTCATTTTCTTTAACTTATCCATGAGAGATTGAATATCAATGGCCGAAAAATACTCATTACCATTTTCATCAACTTTTAATACCTCTATATCTTCGCTGACTGTATCTGCTCTAAATATAATCTGTTTCAAAATATTACCTCCCGATTACTTCCTTTCAATTCAAATAAATCGTAGAAATAAGGATTTAAATCTACTACAAAATAGCTAAACATTCTATCAAATTCCGATAAATCACGCTTCTTATTAATTTGGCTATCAATATATTCTAATGTAGACTTTCCTAATGTGTCATATCCAGAAAATTCTCCACTAAAATTCATTGATGCATATACATACTGTCCTGGCTTTACTTTACAAAAACAAAGTTCATCGAGTACCATATCAAGCTCTGCAGTTTCTTCTAACTCATCAAAATTCAATGTAATATGGTTAAAATATAAATCTTCGCAAACTTCGTCTCTAAATACTGGATTATTATAGTTTTCCTTGATATCTTCATCACTTAATTTTTCAAATAAAGATATGAATTCTTCCCAATGATCAAATACGTTTACAATCGGATCCGAATGAGTTAATCCTATAATTTTCCTTCCTCTTGTTGTATGATCAAGAAAAATATCAAATGGATCCGTTGAACTTGTATGAATTTCAAATTTATCTAGAAAGCAAGATAATATTAGCTTTAATATAGGATATTCTTCATTAAAGATATCTTCCCAATGGTATGCAAATTCCAACATGCATTCAAATGGACCAAAATCGGTGTCGATTTGATTTCCGTTTTCTACAAGACTCTCTATAAATTCAGTTACATATTTTTCATCTTTGCTACATTCACACAGACGCTTGATATACCATGCTTCCGTCCTTTTTAGAAGTTCCTCCTTAGTAATGTACTTCCTCAAATCTTCGTACATTCGTAACTCCCTCCTTGATTTCTCCATGTAATATGGAGCTAACATGCTCAATGATTGTCATGGCCATCTTTAAATTTGTTACCATATACTGCGTATTCCCTGCCGCCGCTTGTGCCTCACAAGACTTTTCTGTAGGGTGGATATCTTTGTCTAACACATATACTTCGCTCCTTAGACGCCCCTCTCTTTGCCCATCTTCTTTTGCAACAACATATACATTTCCTTCATATTCCGAATTAGCGGAATCAATATAGACACATCTATCCAATTGATGAAATGTATGTTCTAAGATTTCTCTAGTTTTGTCATTATCCACACAACCGATCAATACTGGAAGAAATGTCGGATACTGCTTCCTAAGCTTAAGCAATATTTCATCTTTCGTTACATATTTATCGATCACACCACATCTATTACCGTAAAAAGCATTGATCTTTCTAGCTAAAGCTATTGCCTTATTTTCGTTGATGTCGTGTTCTTGATAGCTTTGGCGTACCATGTTTTTCGCTTCTACTCTATCTCCATCTACAAGCAGTATTTGATGCTCTTGATGTAAAACCAGTTTTGGAATATCTCTTGCTAGAAGTGAACCTGTTCCACCAACTCCGACAATCACAAATACATATTTCATAATTACCCTTTCTTGTGCTGTTGAAATGTCGGAACAAGCACATTATCCTTTTCAATGAAATCATAAGTTACATTTCCGGAAAATTCATAGAAACCGTGCTCCAACATCTTCTTTGTTATCTGCTCCGGTGCATATTCAACACCTTCCTCAAAAATATACGATACATCTTTCTTTTCAGCTGCGAGATAAATTTCAAATGGATATTTGAATACTTTATCCGCTTTTTTAGATTCCGTTTTCTTAGACTCTGTTTTTTTAGCAGCTACCTTTTTCTCTTTCGATTCGCTCTTTGTTTCTTCCACCGGTTTTATCATATCCATCAAATTCATTACTCTACCTCCCTCGGCTCTTGTTGCGCCACATACATGTCGCCGGCAGAAATACTGCCGCAAACATAAAGCATCATTCTGTCTGCAAAACGTAATTCGATATCTGTATTAGTCTCCAATTCGATAATTCGAATCAAATGTTCTAACCTTACCGTTACGTTCAACTTAGATCCTTTTATAAATTTAGATTCTACCTCAAGATCAAATATATTTGCTTCTTCATGTGAATACAGATGTAAGATATTATCGTGTTGTTTCAAATTGACATAGTCGGTATAACCCTTCATAATGTACAGCTGATGCAATAAATCGTTTGTATTACACTTCAACACAACCGGTGTATTCGTATCTACTTTCAAAAGCGGCTGCGCCTTTGAAATGAGCGATGAATAGAACAGTTGGTTACCAGCATCATTGATGAATACCACCGTTTTATTATCTGTCATACAAGTGGCCATGTCTTTGATGAAAACAAATATTTCTTTAGGAATACAAATTGATTCGCTGACACCAGTGTTTATCCTCTGCATGTAGAAGTGATAAGAATCTGTCAACAAATATCCATCGGGACTGACATTCACTCCGTTCACTTGAATTTTCGTTTTGCTATTTCCTACGAATGATTTTCCTTTTAAAAAATCATTCGGTTTCACGTCGACTGTTCTGGCATCTTTGGTATCAGGTATTACCGCTTTAACATCAATTAAGTTTGCCAAATTGATATTGCTGTTTTTAGCTTTTACCTTGATAACATCTTTTGATACCGTTAAATTAAACACATCAAAGCGTGAAAGCATTTGATAATCTTTCTTTGATAGCGTGAAGGTCAATTCTCCTCTTTCATCAGTTTTTATGTAAGTAATGAAGCCATATCCTTCTTCATCTGTATTGTGAATTGAAATGACTTGATCCTTTACTGTGATAAAGTTATACATCATTGCATTTTTAAACATATATCCGTTAAGATTCATCGTTTCCCCTCCTCATAATCTTTCGTGGTGAAATCTCTTTGTTTCCAATCAACAAGTATTCTGTCAATATACTGTACGCTCTTTTTTCCTCTCGTCATTGCTTCGCGTAAAGCATAACGTATGAGCAGATCATCGTAATCATTTTCCATCTGCGATATAAGCATTGCTTCATTCGATGATATCGTTCTACCAAACTCTTCTTCAAACAATGACAACAACGGAATGGACCATACGTCGTCCTGCACGCACGCGCCTATAAATGTATTATTCTTATCTTTCTTATCTTTCTTTTCTTTCTTGATTGTGGTTAGCTGTTGGTTAGTTGTTGGTTGATTGCTGGTTACTTGTTGGTTAGATATTTGGTTATTTTGTTGGTTATCATTATCATTACAAAACTGATATTCTTCCCATTTTACTATTGTTGCAACAGTAAATCTGTTGGTTGTTTCAATGGTTATTTGGTTGGCTGAAATTAGCTTGTTTATACATGTGCGTATGTTCTGCTCTGAAAGACCTAATGTTTCCGCTAATTCCTTTCTTCCAAATACTACTTGCCCTTTTTTTAACTCTACTCCTCTATACGTTGTACCCTCATAACTTGCTCTTAGCAGCAATTCTAACCACACCGCCACCATGTTAGGTACGTCATAATATTTCCATTCACGCAGCTTCCTATGTATCTTGATAAATCCGTTTGGTTGCAATCAAACCACCTCAATTCATATCAGCATCTGCCGATAATACATCGTATCAATGCCGAGCTTCTCAGCGTACTCCAGCGTTGTATCTATAAGCTTTCCCATTTCCTCTTTATTCATCTTGCTGCTTCCTATAAACACCTTACAGCGCGCCCATAGCGTGCCATTCTCGCGGCGTTCATATCCAAGTAACTCAACTGCTCTTACTTCCTGTTTCAGCGTCTCCAATGCACTCTCTAGACACACCATATATTCATACTTTGCGCCGGCTTGTGATAATAAGTAACAATACATTTCCCATTCATCATTACTAGATGCATTGTGCTGCTCTGCTATCTCGTGTATCAGCGCCCACAAATAGTTATTTTGATTGATAGAACGCTTGCTTTTTACTTCGTTAATTTCTAGCGAATATGCTTTCTTTTCCAGTCCTTCGCAATAGTTTCGATAATTGTAATTACTTACTTCAAAAGTAATCTCTAGGTTACCTTCTTCATTGATGCTCTTTCGTTTATAGTTGCCGATAATTTTTGTCTTTGCCATTATAAGTAATTCCTTCCAAACACCATCATGAATGTGTTATGACCGTACAGCCGTTCAAACTTTGCTTGGCATTCCTGTTTTAAAGCCAAATCTAACGACTTATCAAAGTGGACACCTTGATTGCTCGCATTATGATAATCGGCTCTCAGATAAACCCAACAACCCCACTGCTCTGATTTCTTACGATTGGCGTTCCCGCCGAAAATATGATGCTTATGCAGGTTGGAAGTGGAGTGCGTTATATAACACTCCCTTTCCGTTTGCATGATCGACTTAGCCATTTTGCTGCTCCTGTTTCTTAGCGGAATAGCCATAGCTATATCGAATATTTCCTGCTTTATCTACGATGGATAGCTTACTAATTCTTCGTGAAGCATACTCAATTGCCGAAACCCTAAATTTAACTCCGCTCTTGACTTTGAATTTCCCCTTATCCTCATAAAACTCATTTTCTGATAAGGTTACGTATGTGAATGGTGCGGTGTATAATTCTCTACCGATGCCCCAATTGAAACAAGCTCTTTTAAAAGCATCGCTCGCTTGCCCTTTCTCCGCTTCTGTATTGCTTTCCGTTCCTACATCTTGCTTAGAAACCCATTTACCTGTGTTTTCATCAAGTATGGATACAGTGCAATATAATCGATCCCCAATCAACTCATGTTTTCTTTCCCATCCCATAGGACCGACACTTTCATCAAGAATGTTCATATCACAACGTGCATCTTTATATAGCAATAGGATTGCTCCTACATTCTTGCCTTTTTTTACCGATTGCACTCTAACGTCTATTTCATCGGCGCGTAACGTTCTGAATTCTTCCATATCTACTACCTCACGCTGCATGTTTACTCTTGTAATAAGGGCACCATTTATTTACATTGCAATAATTCTCGCAACGATTATCCGTTCCTTCACGTTTCACGATACTATGCTTATTATCTAACATCTTGCTGTCAATATATGCCTGTGCATCGCCATGTGTCTTAAACACTCTAACTGCTGATTTACGACCTTCCTTCATCACAGCATAGGTATCTTCCTTATGCCATCGCTCTTCCGGAGTACATGCAGGCAAATCATCATCAGTCATTTGTTCACAATCGCTTAATTCTTCAAAACGGTCATGAATCCATTCATCAATCTGGTTAAATTCTTCTTCAGTAAATTCCCAATTGATTGGATATACAGGGTGCTGTGGATAATCCCCACCTTGTAAGGCTTTGGTCTTACTATGATCTTTCAACATTGCTACGATTTCTCCACGGTGTGCATGAAAACCGATCTTGCGCAGCATCCAGCAATAGATCAGTGTTTGCTTACGATAGTCATCCCAATCATTGAATAATACTTTATTGACCGATGCAGTCTTATAATCTGTTACCGTTCCCGTCTTATCATCGTATAGATCAAATATCCCACTCAGCTTATACCCGTTTGTCAATTCGACAACAATTTTATTTTCTTTCAACTGATTTTCCGTTTCCTGTGATTGTTCCAAGACTCCGTGCACTGCCGTTCCAAAGATAAGCCATATCATTTCCGATACATCTTGTTCTATTTCATTATCATGCCTGCGTTCCAAAATAGTTTGACACGTTCCCTTCAATAAAGCTGTAACACTATATTGTTTCGGTGTGTATGTATGTTCTCGCATTACCGCTGCCATGATTGGTTGTGGTAAATTATATTCATTTGTAATTTTCATTCTCAAGCTTCCTTTCTTTTTCAATTTCTTCTAAATACTCCGCTTTCATGTCGATCAATTCTTCATCAGAATACTTCGGTGCAACATAATCCGGATCACGACGATCAATCATAATAACTCCTCAATGGACATTTGCCCTGTATTCTTAAGCTCTTGGCGCATCGTAGTACCAACACCGAAACAATGCTTGCCATAGCTTTCCATCATTTTTAAATACTCTTTCTTCTCATCGTCGTTTTCAGCTAACCAATAACCTGCACATGATGATGAAGAAATAATCGCAACCCCTTTACGACGCATAGAAGCGATACAAGAACGTACTTTTCTATCATGAGTATTTGTTAGCTGCACTATCGTTTCGCGTCGCACTGCGTTCGATTTGCCTACCTTAAGACAATTCAAAATCTTATTTTCCGTTTCATCTAAAATAATTTGTTTCATGGCTGCTCCTTTATAAACACTTCTGTGTAATATACTCCACGCTCAACACTCTTTGTTTCTGTTCCGACGAACACGTCAATCACATTTCCTTTAATTGCACCACCACGATCTTCTACGATATAGATATTTCCATTTATCATCACTTCGCTGCCGGCAGGAATGATGTTCCAATCCGTTGCAATGGTTCTGCCCTCTTGTGGCATTGTTCCGGTTGCTGTGATGCCGCTACAACCGATGCAATCAGCTCCGTAATGTGTAATCTTGAAAGTGCCTAGTGAAGTTCATTTAGCTTCTTCTACCTGTTTCACTTCTTTTAAACTAGCTAACTCTTGACGAACATCGCTTACCTTTTCTTCTGCAATCATAATTTGATCAATAGCATCTGCAGCTTTATTGGCATTTGAATGTGAAATAATTCCAAGTCCAAAGTTTAAAGCTACAGAGCAAGTAAGTGATATTGTTAATACTGTAATCTTTCTATCCTTTTTCACGTCCATGTTTTATCTCCTTTTCCAATAATAATTTCAACATTCCGTTATCCCTAACATACTCACACACATCTTTGAAACAAAAATACAACCCTCGACTATTCCCCTCTTTAACTACATATACACCTAGCGGACAATCACCATATCGAATCCATGTTTGTAATGTTTCTTTGGTAATCTCATGATTCAATATTTCAACTGCTTCACTCGTCTTGATAAACGTACTCAAAACTCTTCACCTACATTTATAAGATTTCTGACAATTTCATAAATTTTATAGAGGGTTGGCAGTGTGTTTTCTTTAAATAACAATTCTTCTTCCCTTGTTCGTTGCCCATCTGCGTACATTTGATAAATTTCATGAAATACCTTTTCCATATCATCAGCAGCCTTTCCACTCATAAAGCCAAGCGTCTGCAAATCTCTTTGACAATACCCGTTCGGGTTCTTGCATCTGCCAATAGGACATTCCTGTGCGCAATATCTATCGCGCATATTCAAATCATGAAGATAAGCAGATAAGCTAACAACAAATTCTGGTGGAGCATTTCTATCGCTCATATAGTTATAAACAGTTGATTCACTTGTACTGCAAGCTTCCGCAATCTTTCTAACACTAAATGTGTCCTTGTCTTTTCCTTGCGCCTTCAAAATGGCATCTCTTATTAAATTCAATTTACTTCTCCTTTCGATTTGAGAAATAAACAAACCTTTTATCACACTTTGTATATTCCAATATACTGTTTCTTTGATATAATATCAGTGTAAACAAAATATGTGTTTTGTTTATTCCTAGGAATGAATCGCTACAACTTTGGTCGGGAGTGCGGTTCATTTTTTGTTTTTTAAAGACATTGGTTTCCTCCTCTCTTATGAATAAAACTTAGTCCATTTAAAGCCAAGCAACTTGCCTAGCTTCTGCGCAGTAGCAGGTCTTGGTGTTCTTTCCCCTCTCTCGTATTTACCAATAAGGGTTGCATCTACACCAATTTCTCTACCTACTTCTGCTTTCGATAAGCCTTTCTTATTACGCTTATCAATAAGCCATTCTCTCAATTTATCGCCTCCTCAGCACAAGACTTATATGTCTTGTTATATCGATATTATATAAGACATTTTGTCTTGTGTCAAGACGTTTATGTCTTGTTTACATTTATTTATTCAAAAAGACTTTTTGTCTTGGTATAATTCAATTAAGAGGTGTTTATATGTTTGGAAAAATTTTAAAGGAATTTAGACAAAAAAGAGGAATTACTCAGGATCAACTTGCGAAAGAATTAAATATTAATTACACACTTATTGGAAAATGGGAAAATGAAACTAGAAAACCTTCTTTTTTAGATGTAAAAAAAATAGAAGATTTTTTAGACATAAGTGATGGATTTCTATTAGATTTTGCTTTAAAAGATAGATTAGATGATTTAGGTGATGATTTTATTATTGATATAAAGAAAAAAGATACTACTGAACATCTTATAAAAAAAAGTGATGAGGCTTTGGCATATATAAAACAAATTTTTCCAGAAACGTACACTTTGGTAAAAAATAATAGTCATTTATCAGAAACTGATATTATAAAAATTGCGAATGAATTAAAGAGGAAATAATATGGGAATATTTAAGAAAATTTTTAATCGTACATCTGATATCAAAAAAGGAAATGAACAATCGGAAGATAACCTGCGAATCTATGTATTAGAAAATTATAAACTGAATAATATTGATTATGAAAATCTACCAGATAAATCTGATATTATTGCTGATGTTGTAATGCTGCATAGATTTAAAAAATATCCTTCAGCGATTGTCGAAAATATCGAATTTTACCAGCAAGATTATGTTTATCGATACCATGTTAATCCTATTAAATTAGCCAAAAGATTATTGTCCGAAGGATATTTAATCAAAGGATTACATGAAGAAATGAAAGAAAAATATATTTCTAGTTTTTCAATTAAAGATTTGAAAGATATATTGAGAGAAAAACAATTAAAATTAACCGGTAATAAACCAGATCTTGTTCGTAGAGTTTGTGAAAATTGCAGTTTAGATGATATTTACAACCTTGATGGAAATTCTAAGATTTATTGTTTTATATCCCCTAAAGGCGAAGAACTATTGTCTCAAAATGAAGATTTAATTAAACTTCACAATTCTAAAGATTCGATTAAATATGCGGATTATCTCAAATATAAAGAGAAACTAAATAATGCCACTTTCGAAGAGATTATAAAAAATATAAAATTAGATAGATTGAAAGAACAAATTAAACTACATTCTAAAGATTTTGAGTATTATAAAGTTGCCACGGCAGAGGACGATAGAGTATGTCCTATATGTAAAATGATGTCCGAAAAAGTATTTAAGTTTTCTGAAATAAAAATTGGGGAGAATTTTCCTCCATTCCATGATGGGTGTCGATGTTCATATACAATTGAAGTAGAGGATTGGGATAAATGGAGGAAAGATTACAAAGAAAGACATGGAGCAGATAAAAAATGAATTAAAATGGAAAAGAATTAAGGGGGGACATGTTTGAAAAGCACTAGAGAAACTAAGGCATTGTTACGAAAAAACATACGATACAAAATGAAACAAAATATCTTTCCTCAATCTATTCCAAAATATTTATGGGATACCATTGATACACAACTGGATATTCAAGATTTTTCGATTGTCAGAAATCCACATATTTCTGTTGGTTATTTTAGTGATGTTGTTTCTTTTATGCAAAATACAAGAAAAGAAGATGCTTTTTTTGCATTGCAGATAAACTTAGATAATATTCAGAATATTGGAATTGAATGTATTATGTATTTTATAGCTCTTGTTAGATACAAAATACATACTGCAATATATCGTTTTGATTATTTTTTACCAAAGTCAAAAGAATGCCGGAACTATATACTTTCAACTGGCTTAAGTGATTATAGTCGATGTTACGATATTCCAATTAAGACATCACAAGAAACTGATTGTTTTAAAATTGTCAGCGGGGATACAGTTGATGCTACTACTGCCGGACAGATTATTGATTTTTTAAATGCTTGCATTGGAAGAGAAGATCATTCAGCAAGTTTTGTATATGCCGTTTTAATAGAGTTAATGGGTAACACAAAAGAACATGCTTACTATAATAAACACATGGGTTTTTATTTACCACAATGGTATATTTTTGCTGAAAATACCAAAGAAACAATTAATATTACATTTTTAGATATTGGAGAAGGGATTCCATCAACCATGAGAAGTTATTGCGCTGAAGTTAGTAGTATAATGTCTAATGAAAAGGAAGATGTTGTAGTGTTATCCAATGATCACTCTACTCTATTGACATACGTCATGAAATATGGAAACTTAGTGAGTAGAAAAGATGTTACACATAGAGGGCATGGCTTACCTCAAATTTACGAATTATTTGTAGAACATGCTTGTTTTCAAAATCTTACAATTGTTTCTGGAAAAGGATATTTAAGGTATGAAGATAAAATGAATCCTAAAAAAATCGAATTAAAAAAACATCTTCACGGCACTTTATTTTATTGGGAAATAAAAAAATCATTGGCATAAAAGATAAACAAACATGGTATAATAATGAAAGGAAGGTAGATATGATGGAATATTTTATAAAAGACTACACATTAACTCCAGGCGGAAGATATATTGAACTTGGACCTTTTTCTGGCGAAGAATTTAGGGAAAAAATATTAAAAACCCTCTATAGTCAATGCAAAGAGAAAAATGAAAAGCTAATTATCAATTTAGATGGTACCTATGGATACCCAAGCAGCTTTTTAGAAGAAGCTTTTGGTGGACTAGTGCGCGAATTGAAAGATCATGAAATTATTGATAGAATAGATTTTATTTCTGATGATGATCCTGAAGAAATAAGAAGAACAAAGGGATATATTGAGGCAGCTATTAAACAATTATGAAAAAAATATTAAAAAACGGATTATTTATCATAATTGGATTTACAATCGCCTCTCCTTTAATTTTTGTAAAAAAAAGTTCGATACTTTTTAACATTTCATTAACTGATATTATTGATTCTTTCGCTTCCCTATTAACTTTAGTGGCTGCTGTATATTTATCTTATTATTTAACAAGAGAAGATACCGA